TTAATTCTAATTTTGGTAAATCTAAATTAGAATCTATAGGAGTTAATTCTCTACTTAATGCAACAATTTTATCATTTAAATCCGTTACTTCTATATTTTTATCATTTAATAATGTTTCTAATGATTTTAATTGTGATTTTTTCTCAATTAATTCCTTACCTTTTTCGGCAAGTTCGGTTGTAAAATCTGTTTTCTTAAAATTTTTAATCAATACTGAAACTTCTCTGATATCTTCGGTTGCAGTATCATATAATTTATCAAAAATAGTTAAACCCATAAATTGCGCAAGAAGGTCTTTCCTTTCTGATTGCGATTTATCAATGAATAGTGCGTTATTACCTTGTAGTGATAATGCAGTTAGCACAAAATCTTCATATTTTCCAACATATTGTTCAATAATTTGGTTTGTATCTCTTCGTTCGGTTCCATTTAGTGAAGTTTTAGTATCACCATCTTGTCTCCAAAATTGAACATCTACTTTTACATTTTTTCCTTTATTAATTGTTTTAGCAGTTCTCTGAATACCATAATCTACACCATCTATTTGAAAATATAATGTACAATCGAATTCCGTTTTACGATTATTTAAAATGTTGGATGCTTTAAATGCTCTACTGCTTTTATCATATAAACAAAATGATACCGCATCAAATAAAGAAGATTTACCTGCCGCATTTGGAGCAAATAATCCAACTAATCCATTTAATTTCGTGAAATCAATTTTATTGCTCTCACCATAACTAAACATATTTGAAAATTCAAAACGAATTGGTTTCCATTGAATGTTACGTTGAACATCATCTTGAACTATTCTACTATTTATATCTCTATTAATGAGTTCTAACCCCTTTAAATCTTCTGAAACTACAAACGGCATCATTCTTTCAACATACTCATTAATAAGTGAGTTCTGATAATTGATATCGGAAATATCTTCAAAATCTAGTTTGTTTAATCTGTCACCTGTTTTAGATTTAGAAAGAGAATCGGTTCTGATAATTGTAAAATCCTCAACACCATATCTCATTTTAATTTCGGCCATTACCTTTTTAGTATCCGCAGAATCGGTATTTGATAAACGAACTCTTAAACGAGGTTTTTTTGGCATATCGGATACAATGGGAACTTTTCCATTATTAACATCCATAGTATAATATCCATAATCATTTTGAATATCAACTTCTTCATATTTCATACTATCCAAATCCCAAACAAGGAAACCATGTTTATCCAAACTTTCACCAAAGTTTTGTTGAATTAATGAACCCGCATAAACTACTTTACATCCACTTGGAGAAATCATAGTTTGTCTTTTATGAATATCACCTAATAAGGCTAAATCATACCCATCAAACATATCGGTTGTAAAATGACGAGATGAAACCGTATATCCAATATCTGTTTGAGAATTATCTACAGGTCCGTGGAATAGAGCAATCTTTTTATTAGAAGATAGTGTATTTCCTTTTGGCCAGTTTTCTTTTCTATCAAAAATACTAAATACTCCAAAATCTATCCCACCAATTGCATACACTTGAGTATCTTTGAGATATGTGAAGTTTGGTAAGTTTAGTGCCTCTACAATTGGAGTAAGAACATCTAATCTATCGGAGTTATTCATATTACAATCGTGATTGCCTGTAATAAGAATTGTGTCACAATGTTTAGAACATTCGGTAAATAACCAACTTATCTCTCTAACCAATTCAGGTGAAAGTTCTAATTTAGCATGGGCGATATCACCTGCTAAATAAATGATTGAATCTTCCGTACCTCTTTTACGAATCTCCTCAAACATCTTTTCAAACACTTGTCGATACTCATTGTGTCTTTTCACATTACGGATGTGTATATCTGCAATATGATAAATCTTTTTTAATCTACTCATAAACTATTTATTTTATTTAATAGTAATTCTTCCGAAGTAAATTCTTTAGTTTTATTTAGTTCTTCGTAGAATTTTTCATACCCCATATCTGCGGCATCTTTATCTTTCAAATACATCATTTTAACTTGAATTCCATTTTTTCTAAAGTATTCTGCGGCTTTTAACGCATCAGTCATTGCATCGTTATCTAATGATATAATAATGTTACTTACTCCACTCATAAAGATTTTTTCAACTAATTGTTTTGATGGAAACTTACCTAACAGTGGAATTGCATTTCTTTTAATTGTAATTGCATCAAATACACCTTCACATAATATAATTGGCTCATTCCAATTTATCTGTGATTCTAAACAAATTATATTTTTACTAATTGGTGGGTTTTTATATTTCATCTTCTCATCTGGATAATAAGAACGAGAAACAAAATAGTTTAGTGAACCTTCTAAACTATAAGATGGTATAATTATTCTTCTACTATACAACCCATCTTTACAATAACCAATATTGTACTTAACAATTTCCTTCATACCAATTCCTCTTTGAGAAAGATAGAACATAGCATGTTTATATTCTGGATTAAATCCTTTTGGTTCCTCTGATAATGAAATAAATTCTTTTGGAAGTTGTATGAATACTTTAGTTTCGGCATCTTCTTGTTGTGGAGTCCAATTACTATCTCCATAGATTTCTCTAATTATGGATATAGTTTTTCTATCTACATCTAATTTACGAAGTAAAGATGTAAGTTTTTTACCACCACTATTACAAGTCCAACAATGCCATTTTTGAGTTTCAGTATTTACTTGCAACTTGGGTTTATGGTGGTTGCAAAAAGGGCAATAAAAGGCTAATTCATTACCTTTTAAATAATTGTATGTCCCCAACACATTTGATAGTGTGGATGTAACGAGATTTTTATCAGTTTGATTCAACACAAATCAAAGATAGTATAAATATTTTATATTTCCAAGTCTTTTAAAACCAATCTTCTGGAATGATTTTATCTGCGTATTTGTACCCATTTTTTACACACCAATCTGCGTATGTGGTTTTGGAGTTTTTTGTGATTTTGTTGTTAGAGTTGGAAAATACAAATCTTATATCCAAATGTGGATTTTGAGCTTTAACTAATAGGTGTTTTTTCCTATCTGCTGCAACAAATCTACCTTTTGTTTCTACAAAAATACCATTAGGTAATTTGAAATCAGGATTATAAGTGTGGTTTGAAGCGGGTACGATGTAAGGAATCTTTTCAGATTCATATTTAACATCGATACCCTTTTCTTTAATTTGACTTGAAATAGTTTCTTCAAGACCAGATTTGAATCCGTGTTTTCTACCAACCCAACTTTTAGATTTTTTTATAACTTTTTTAGCCATTAAAAATTATCGTTTTACTGAATCCGAATACTTTGCAAAGTTTTTTTCACCACCCCTACCTGTTTTGAATTTTTCAGCAGTTAAAACTTGCTCATCTACTTTTTTCAAATCATTTGTACTATATGGAGTGTTTGCAGCTTTTCCAGCTTCAAATGAAATTTTATCAACACCTATTGCGGATTGTTGGGTTTTGTATATTTCTAAAATCTTTGACATAATGTTATTTGTTTAATATAAATATAAGTTAAGTATCAAAACGGATAATAAAGTTAACAGGAATATCTCTTTCCGATTTAATTGGTTGAGGAAGTTTAGCTACAGCAACTAAATCACAATTATCATCGTATAAACCAATTGTTGTGATGAATGGTGTTAGGAAAGAACCAGTTGAATCGATAGAACTACTTAAATCGTAGTGTTCAAATCCTGCAAAGTGAGTAGAAGAACTTACAGATGATGTATAACGATAATCCAAAGTATTTCCATTTTCTAATATAGATTTTTTACGAATATATTTAACAGGTTGTTTAGAGTATACTCTATGTGTATTTCCAGAAGAATCTACAAATGATGTATATTCACCACCTTCCGTTACAACGGCGGATGGGTTTTGTGAAACATTAAATTCATCTTCATTAACAATCAAAAGATATTCGTGCTCATAAATTGTTTTAGTGGATTTGTAAGTTAAATTCCAATTACCATTTAATAATTCATTAGCACGTCTTGTCATAACAATTAAACCTGCGTTGTAAAACACATTACCAATTCTTTCATTACTATCACTATCAAATGCAAAATCTACGTTGTTTACCACCATATCTCCAGTATTTATATCAAATGATATAATTATGGCAGTGTACAAGTCACCATCATAATACCAGATTAATTGACCACTTTCTATATCTACGTGAGTTATTGTAACATTATATTCGTTTGCGCCTAATTGAAATGTGTAAAAAATACCATTAACATTGAATATATTGAAATTTATAGTATCGTTCCCTAACGAAATTAAATTACCATTTGAATCATCGACTATACTTCCTAAATTATCCTCAATATTTATAGAGCCTTTTTTGATACCTTCTCCAACGTATATTTGTGGAATGGATATTACTTTAGCACTTCCACTTAAAAATCGTTCGGATGTAATAGTGTTTGAATCGTATATATTGCTCTTATCTCCAAATCTTAAAAATGGGTTATCTTCGTTTCCATTATAAAATTGTGCTCTTAATTGTCCGTATAATGAATTTTTTTGAACTCCGTTTGATAATTCTGATGATGATATATTTGCTTCTAATAAAGTAATTTCATTAGAATCACTGGAAAAGTTCCACTCTTTGTAGGCTTTAAAAGGCCTAATACTAACATCGGATTTTGGTATTCGTTTTAACATATCACATATAAATATAAAGAAATAAAAAACCCCCACCATTTCTGACGGGGGTGTCCTTCGGTAGCATCCGTAAGGAATATGTTATTAGAAATCAAGTTTTACTTTTATAGCCACTTCTTTATCAAATGATTTAGCAATTGGTTTAGAAGTTTTAGCTACTGCTAACAACTCATTTGCGTCATTATACAAACCAACAGTTGTAATATATACATGCGGGTCTCTTTCGAACAAAGGTTGTACAAACGCACCTACTGAACCAGTTACGAATGTTGGGTTGTTGGAGAAGTTAAATTCTCTATTGTTTGCTCTTACAAAGTAATGAGATGTTGAAACATTTTCAGTTCTACGAGCTTGGAAATCGGCTCCTTTCTTTAATGCATCGTATAATTTCAATGAACCAGATGATGAACCTGATTGATGATATTTTAATGTAGTTGAACCAGCAGCTGCTGATAATTCACCACCAACTGATGCTGAAAGTGCAGTTGGGTTTAATAAGATAATACCCATATCAGGATAGAATAAACCATATCCTTGTTGTGTGTAAGTATCTGATACCTGTGCTACCGTTGCAGTTAAAGATGTTCCAATATTCAATGCACCACTAACCATATTATAAACTCTACCCGCAGTTGTTACATTTTCACCAGTTCCACCTGAATCATCAATTAATGAAATATATCCAGCTGAACCTGATAGTGCAATTTGTATATTTCCTGGGTCTAATTTTTCTTTATATCTGGCTCTATTAATGTTAAGTACATAGAATGATGTTAAATCATGTCCTCCGGCAGTTGAACCAGTGTAAACACTAAAATATGCATCAGCTGAATCCAGTAATACATTTTTAAATTGGTTATAAACGGCAGTAGTTTGTAAATTGGAATCATCATCTTGCGATAATGTAGGTGCTCCTTTTCCATTTACATCACCGTAAGCAATTGAGAATTGAACCTCTGCGGAAGTTGATGAAGTTGCAACATTATACACATCCAAATAATACTTACCACTTACAGAGTTCAATTGTACTGAAGATGTAAAGAAATCAGTTAATGAACCCTCATCACCACTCCATATTCCAGAAGTTACTATTTCTGTTCGGTTGGTTACCTTATCAATTGCTCCAAATTTCTTATATATGCCATTTGTGATGGTAGTTATATCCGAACTAATCTGTTCACCTTGCCCTAAAAATTGGTTTACAATACTAACTAATTCATTTGTGTCGATGGGAGTACCCGCCACATTCGATTGTGCTGCTAAATATTGAGCTATATTACTTGCTAAAAGGGCTCCTCTATTGTCTCTAATTAATGCCATAGTTTATTTATTGAACGTAAGTTATCGTTACTGGTATTGTTTGTGAACCACCCGTTTCGTTACCATAAACTGTAATTGTAGTTTTTATGGTTGAAGTTAATGATGGGTTTGGAATAAATTTAAATGTCAATCCTTTTGCAATTGCAGCGGTTGCAGATATATCATCACCAATAAAAATAGGCACTGAACCTACATCAGATGTTACTCCTTCTCCTACAATATCACCTGCGTTTTTGTTTGATAATACAATTGTGTATCCCAAACTTCTATTTCCAGCTGGAGATGTAGTTGGTGATAATGAAACTTCACCACTTCTTTGATTAACTGAAATAGTTGGTATACCAAATTCTACAACAGGAATACGAGTTGTATTTTTAGGTAATGTTACCAATTTATATTTCATTACTTGAGTTTCATCAGGATTAGCTTCCAATACTGGCATATTCTTAATAGCTGCATCATAATATGCAGAACCAAGTGGATGTGCCGGTTCGTATAGTGTGTAATCAATCTCATCATCTGCTAAAGCAAATTGAGTGATGTTTAATCCTTGACCTGATGCTAATTTTTCTCTACCTTTTTTAGTAAGGATTGCATCAACGGTTAATTCGCTATTACTTAAATATCCCATAATATTTTTATTATTCTTTGTTTATAAATATAATAATTTTTAAATTTCGTTATTCTACTTCCAATATTGGCTCCGAAGAATCTCTACCAGTTTTATTTACTCTTAATGTATTTGGATTAGATGCAAATGTTTCAATCGGAGAGCTTCCATCTAATGTAGTTGCAGCAGTATTTTTAGAACCCCTAAAGAAACTGTTTTGCAATCCTCTAGTTAAGTCAGAAGTAAATTTATTATGCGTTGGTAAATACCCGTTTACATTTGTTACTTCTACTATATTACCTCCAACCGTTGGACTATTTGGTGCATCGAATGGTTGAATATTCAATCTTGTTTCGGTATAAGTTTGAATATCTGAAACGTATCCACCACGTGGGTCTCCCAATCCGTTTGCAGATGCGGTAATTGCAAATTTTTGTACAATTCTTTCTTTTTCTTCCGTAACCAATTGTACTTTAATTCGTTCTTTAACAACTCGATTATCTTTATTAAAATAAGTTCTAATTGCGGAACCATTTTGTGAGTAAATACCAAATCCAATAGTTTCATATTCACTTTGTCCGATAACTTGATTAGAATTTATAATATCAATTTCAGTTACAATTGTAGGTTGTCCTAAATCGGCATCTATAGTTATTTCTTTTTGATAATAATCCGAATTAAAAACAAAATTAGAATTCATATCAATAGCAGAATCCTGTTGATAATTTTCAGCCAATAAACTATTTACCGATGCAGTTGAAATCAATGCTTCATGTTGATTGTTTTCTACCGTTAAATTTTCTGATAAATCAGCATCTATTAATGTTTCTTTTTGAATATTTTCAAATAAAATAACACTAGTATCAGATAATTTTATTTCAGTTTCATTTTGATAATCTTCTCCGTTAGGTTTTTTGTGTGCAACTTTACTTCTTTCTAAAAAGTGTGGTTCTATTAATAAACCAGTGGTTGCTTTAACCCTCGCAGGTAACATCTTCTTTAAATCTTCAAACATAGATTTCTCATATAGTTTGATTAGATTTATGTAAGCATATATATCTCTATTATCAAATCTTTGGAAATAATAATTTCTTAAATTATCCAATGATTTGTAATTTGGTTTATAATTATCTGATGGGTCACCAATGTAGTTATCAATATTTAACCCACCAAAAGTTTTAGCAATATCCATATTCAACTCTTTTGTAGGAGAGAAAAATAAACCAACTCTAT